AATAATATAGTTGTTTCCCACCGTACTTATAAAATGTAATAAGATCCTTAAGCATTACACTCATAGGGATTTTATTATCTTCATAATGTTCCGGATTATAACTGGTGTTAACAGAGATACCTTGATCGATATACTTCTGAAGCACTGCCATAATTTTTAAATAACCTTCCGGGCTCTCTTGGTCCCAAAGAAGATCATATTTGTTTTTAAGGTTATGAATACCAGGTACTACTTGAGCCATAACACCATCTTTACTTTGTTTATAACTTACTAAAGCTCTTGGTGGTTCAATACCATTTGTACTATTGGATATTTGAGCACTTGTCTCTGCTGGCATAAGAGCCATAAGAGTTGAGTTACGAATGCCAAACTCTTTTAAATCTTCTCTAAGCGAACCCCAATCCATTCTTTCCTGTGGCTTAACCAATTCATCAACTTCTTTCTTATATGTGTCAATTGCCAATACTCCTTCAGAGTATTTTGTTTGCCATGACTTAGGACATGCTTCTTTATCTTGTGCCAATTTATTAGAAGCCTTAATAAGATAATATGACCAAGCCTCTGCATATTCATCGACAGTTTCTAATGCTTCATCATTATACTTAAGACCTCTCTTCGCAAGGAAGTAAGCAAAGTTAATGATACCTACACCAAGAGGTCTTCTATTAAAGGTAGATGTTTTTGCTGCCTTAACAGGATAGCTTTGATAATCAAGTAATGCATCTAATGCTCTTACTGATAGGTCACAATACTTTTCAAAGTCTTTAGGATCATTAATCATACCCCAATTGATTGCTGCTAATGTACATAAAGAAATTTCACCACTCTCATCATCATTATAATCATCAAGGCCTGAGGCTGGAAGATTAATCTCACAACATAAGTTACTTTGTTTAATAGGAGCTTCTGCTTCATCGAATGAACCATGAGTGTTTGCATGATCTATATTCTGTAAGTATATTCTTCCGGTCTCTTTTCTTTCTGTTAAGAACTTAGAAAATACTTCAAGGGCTGGCAATGTCTTTTTACGAATGTTTCTTTTCTTTTCATACTTCTCATATAAGCGTTTGAACTCATCTTGATCTTCAGCAAAGGCTTCATATAAACCAGGTACTTCATCTGGAGAGAAGAACGTAATATTACCACCAGTCAATAGTCTTTCATACATTAACTTATTGAATTGGAAACAGTAGTCAAGTTCACGTACACGAGTTTCCTCTGTACCCTTATTGTTCTTTAATACAACAAGGTCTTCAAACTCTAAATGCCATAGCGGGAAATATACTGTTGCGGCCCCACCTCTTACACCACCTTGAGAACATGATTTAACAGCTGCTTTAAAATACTTTAAGAATGGTATCACTCCTGTGTGGGCAATAGAACCATCTCCAATATGTGAACCAACAGCTCTAATTTTACCCGCATTGATACCAATACCAGCCTTCTTTGAAATGTATTGGACAATAGATGAAGCTGTGGCATTAATAGAGTTTAATGAGTCATCAGACTCAAGTACCACACAAGATGAAAATTGTCTTGTCGGTGTACGCACCCCAGCCATGATGGGAGTTGGTAACGAAATGTAAAATTGTGAAATGGCATTATAGAAGTCTTTTACATACTTCATACGTTTACCATTATAAGAAGCAAACAATGTTAAAGCAATCATAGCATATAACATTTGTGGTGTTTCATAAATCTTACCTGTTGTTCTATTTTGAACTAGGTATTTACCTCTGAATTGTTCCATCCCAACATAAGTAAAGTCCATGTCTCTCTCATGCTTAATAACTTCATCAGTTACATACTGTAATTCTGCTTTGGTATAATGGTTAAGAATATCATCATCATATACACCAAGGGCAATGTTATTTTCAATATGCGAACATACATCGGTAGGTTCGAATTGACCATACACATGCTTACGAAGCTTATAATTAACTAGGCGTGCCGCGACGAATTGGTAATTTGGAGTTTGTTCTGATATTAAATCAGCCGAGCTTTTAATAAGTAACTCGTGGATGTGGTCTGTATCCATGTTATCATATAATTGAACATTTGCTTTAAGCTCAATTTCTGATACTGATACACCTGTAATACCTTCACATGCCCAGTCTAGGACTCTGTGGATTTTTGATAGGTGAAATGGTTCTTTATGACCATCCCTTTTTGTCACTTCTAGGTTCATAATTTATAGTCTATAATTCAAGTAATATAGTTATATTATATCACATTTTAGGTTAAAAGTAAACCCTTATTTAATATTATTTGAGGTAATATATAAGTTGTTTGTAGTTTTATATATAGGGATTCCAGAGAAGAAACCCACACTTGTTGTATCACTAATGGTGATTGGTGTGCCCTTTGAAGCTCCATATATATCTTCATTCAATATATAATCACCTACTTCAAAGAGCTCAGAGTCTTCAGTGATATATAGGTCGGTATCAACACCTAATTCTGATAAAATAGATAAGATATTTTCCTCATCCATACCAGTTTCTTCTCTGATTAAGAATAGAGCCGCGGCGTATGATTTAATTTGTGATGATCCAAATGGAACCCTTTCAATAAGTCTCTTAATGTTAAAGACCAATCTATGGAATACAGAGTATGAATCCTTCTGAGCAGTTGTTTCAAGATCTTTTACTTTAATAAGTAGCTTACCTTTAGAGTCTATAACACCTTCAGAGAAAGCATCTGTATCTTTCCATTTGGTTGTTAATAACTTTAAAAATCTAAAGCTAAAATATAAATCTACTGCTTTACTCATAGTTTTCTTAATACATTAATAATAGTTGAATCTAATGGAATATCAACATATAGTTCATCTGGTAAATAGTTAAGATAAATTAAGAAAGATTTAATAATTGGCTTTAAACAATCATCCATTTTAATCATTAACATCTTTGCAGTTGGCCCTGGGCCAAATCCATTAGCCAAAATAATAATATGATTAAGTATAAGTCTTTCTTTTAAATCATCATCCCTATAATATCTATTAATCAATCTATTAACATATTTGAAACGAGCTAAATCACCTTTAAATTCTTCAGTCGTTACCCATTTACTTCTTTGATAGTGCTTAGAAGCATATAGCTCAAAGTTGTCTTTTGTTAATTTCATAATATAATCTCATAATGTATTAGTCTTCAGATTTTTTCTTTGCTTTCTTAGTTTCTTTTTTAGCTGCTTTTGGATTAAATGCTGCTTGTGCATCAGAATCAAACTTACCTGATACTAACATTTCACCATTGTCTGCGAAGATACCATTGTCCTTCATTGTTGCGTTTGCTAACCAACCTACTCTTGTATGTGCCATATTCTTATTCCTTATTTAAACAAATATCGGAGAGCCAAAAGTTCTTTGTTTCTTTTGATTCATCCAATTTAACTTCTACATAATTGCTACATAGTTTATTTATAGTGCCTGTCTCACATGTTTCAACAACCACTACATTATCTTCTAAGTTAAATAGATCACCATCAATATATTTCTCTCTGATGTATGATGTTCTACCTAATTTAATATCTTTTCTGAAAGAGAAGTGTTCTTTAAGACCCATACCGGATCTAACCGCATTCATTAACGCCTCGGCGCCTTTGAATCCTTTAGGCATACCCTTTGTAAATGTAATAAGGTCATTGTCCTTCGCAGCTGCTCTCAGTTTAGAAGCAGACATACCTGATACATCATCAGAGTCAGGGTCGCGTTCACCAGCCGAGACTACATTAACTCCACCATCGAAGTCATAAAAACCATGGCCGGCCTTCTTCCCATTATACTTATTTAATACCTTATCAAATTCAGATACTCTATCCGAACCAACAACAATAGTACATTTCTTATACCCATCATTGTATGCAATAACAAGTGCATCAAAGAAGTTACGTACCTTCTTATCTAATATAATAGCCCTTGCGTGTTTAGGAAACATCTTTCTCATAAATTTAATCTTATCAGTAAAGGCTAATGGATTCTTTTTCTTGTCTTCTGATTGAGAAGCATATACTCTATACTTGGAACCCTTAGAGTTTTTAGCAAGCACATCGAGTAATTTCTCATGACCATTCGTTGGTGGATTAAATCTACCAAACGTAATAATAATCTCTTCAGAAGCTGCTTCTTTTAAATAATGTTCCTTAAAACCTTTAATCATCCTCTTGACTCGGACTCCCACCCTTTAATTATATCCTTAGAGAAGTTATTAAAACTAAACTCCATTCGATCAACGATTTTAACAGCACCATTGGTTAAATGATCAATTGCAACATAACCTTCAGCACCGGTAACCTTATAACCATCTTTTGTTTTCACAAAGGTATTTATACTATCCATCTTATTAAGATGCTTAAGTAATTCTCTTTTGGCATCAACCAAATGATTTTGCATATCGAACATAAGAATTAAATTCTTTGTATTTTCTTTATTGAACCATTCAAGTGCTTCAATCTTCTTAGCATTCTTACGTGCTTTACCCTTGTCAGATTTAAGTTTATCAATTTCTTTATCGTACCTATTATGTATCCAAGTCATCAATTCCTTAACGTGGGTTGTTGTGTTCTTAATTTCTGATTGAGCTCTAACCTTAGTATTTCTAAATGTATTAATATATAGATTAATCTCTTTATTGGTTGAAACATCCTTAAGTACACCACTTGATATCTTTTGAAATATCTTACCTGCAAGAGAAATGTGTTTAGATATTGCATCAGTTTCTTTCTTTGTGAGTGTTGCCATAGGTACTTCAGGAAGGTCAGCACTCTTACTCCATACTGATGATACCTTTTTAAACTCATTTCCTTTAACTCCAAATGAAGCAGACATAGTATCAAAGGTTGCCCCTGTGTACTTCGTATGCCATACAACACCAATCTTAGCTTGTGTTATCTCTTTAGCATCAGCTACTGGTACTGCATATACAATAGTATTTGGATGGAATGTTATGTATTTCTCTCCATCAATAGTAGCCTTCTTTAAATCATTTTTGGTGAACATAATATCACCTTGATATACACCTTTCTTAATACCTAACTTCTTTAATTCAGTATAAGCAACTTTAAGCTTATCAGATAAGTCACCTGAAGTATCATCATCAATATCATTAAATGACTTATACACTTTAGGTTCTTTGTTAAAAATTCCCTTTTTCGCGACAAAAAACTCTCCGTCGCTCGGGTCGATTCCACAGAATACTGCAGGGGCTCCATCCCATTTAACTGTGACTGCTTTTGTGTCATTTGTATGACCTCCTAACATATTCCTCAAGTCTCTTAATGCGTTAATAGCTGCTCTAGTACCGTCAACACCACCATCGATAACAGCATCTTCAATATGACCCATGTGGGTATTCTTAGCTTCTGTAATATAGCTTTTAAACTTCTTCATATCTGGTTTTTCTATTTAATACAGCTTTAAGTTCTTTAAGTTTAATGTGGGTAAAATCAGAAACTATTCGCAGTATCTTAGCCTCTGAATAATCTGGATACTTTCGATGTATCTCATGTTTCATTTTAATTGCTGCCTTATACTTATCTTTCTTAAGTAATAAGTTAAGCTTATGTTTAATCTTCTTAGGTAATAAATCTTTAAACCTAAGGGCCGGTGCATTTTCGTTTAAGTGTTCTTTAAATGATTTCATTAGTTTGCGTCCATCCAAGCTTTAACTTGAGGATTGTTTGGTAACTTCTTAGACCAAGTAGCTAGTTTAGAATAAACTTTATTTATATCTGTGCCGTCTGCACCATCTGAATTATCAATAATATAAAAATGTTCCTTGAATAATTTCTTAAAAGTTGGCTTATTGTCTTGTACTTCCTTCCACATCTTAGTAACAAGAGAAGCCCTTAATGATCTTTCCCTTTGGTTATTTCTATCAAGAGCAGTTTGTTGATCAGTATCTACAAACACCATGGCACATTCATAACCTAACTTAGTAAAGTCATCAACCATTTGTTGAATCTTATTAGCCTTTGCACCAGTACCATCGATGACCATACCTAGTCTACCATCGAGTGCGTGACCTTTCTTTTTCATTGTAGTTTTCTTAGCAAGGCCCCTAACAATATCCCTAGCATAGTCTTGGCCTTTCGGCATGTTAAGGTCTAATAGGGATTTCTTCATGGCATGTTCAAATGCAGAATCTGAGTTAATATCAACAAAGTTTAAAGCTCTAAGGCCTAGTTTCTTATTGATATAAGACTTACCAGAACCAGGGCCACCTGCCATAAAGACAACATGGAATATGGCCTTGTCGTTTTTACCTTCTGTAATGTATGATTTAAATGTTACCATTTTGGTGTATTGTTAAAAGTAACTTCTGGTAACACCCCAGCGAACTCCATTAGATTACTCCAGGAGTCCCCAATTTGTTTCTTAATGTTAGCCCAGAATTTCTTAAACCAATTCTTAATTTTAGATACTACATCTTTAATCCAACCTTCAGTTAACATATCATCTTTACTATCCTCAAGTGCTTCATTAACTACCATATTGATACCAATACCTACAGCACTCCAAAATGTATAATATCCAGTCTTACCTTTAGGGTTTTCAATTGATTTATGAGCAGATGCAGTCTTTTGAGATGATTTGAATTTAACATCAGGCTTAACCTGTTTGGCTATCTTCTTAACATATGAATCCCCCATCGATGTTACAGTATGTATAGTAGCATTACCATCATAGTCTGTAACTAAAAAGTTATCTGCAGTACCTGGATTATTACCAAATTTAACTTGGCCAGTCATTGCTTCAAATACAAAAGCATTTGCAAATGCTGCATTAGAAGCAAATAATTTTCTTAAATCATTTTTAAACGCATGATGTGCATCATC